CAACTATTAAGTAATCAGTCTTACTTGATACGCCACTTTTAATTACGCCTCCTAAATCAGCAACTAGCTGCATTGCTTCTCTGCGTTCATATTTTGAAAGCTCTCCGGTAAAAACAACATTCTTCCCATAGAAAGGATTATTACAATCAGCAGTAATGCAGTCTGTTTCAATTTCTGAGATTTTAACAGTTTCAAATCCTGTATAATTTTTACTGCCTCCAAAATATTGTTGATGTTTAAGTTCTGAATATTGCTTTATAGACAAACTTGAATAAACTTTAATGAATGATTGGAAAGACTTTTTATTGCATTGCTTAACTGTCTCAATTACAATACTTGCACAAGCTTTTGCATCATCCAAAGCGTTATGATGTTTCTTTAATTCAACTCCTAAAGCTTCAGCCATGGCATCCAATGTTCTTTTAGTATCGCCGCTACATGCCTTAGTAGAAATCGTAATACTATCCATATATCTAAAATCAGGTATATCAAGGTTATATTCCAATTGCAAACATTTAATTACACTCATATCAAATTGAGCATTATGAGCAATGATTATGTTATCGTAAAAATAATTTTTTATTTCATCCCAAACTTCAGGGAATTTAGGGCTGTCCTTTACATCCTTAGCCATAACTCCATTTATTTCAATATTTTTAGCATTAAATCTCATAACCGGAGGACTAATTAAAAAATATTTACTACTTATTATTTGTAAATCTTTAACAACGACCAATCCAAGTGAACAAGCGCTGTTATTGTTATTATTTGCGGTTTCAAAATCTATTGCTATAAAATCAGCTTCAATTGGTTTTATATTTTCATTTTGTGAATTGTTAACGGATTGTTTCACTACTGGATTAAGGATTATTTCTTTTGTAGGTTGTTGTTTTTTCAAATTAATCTTATTACGAGAAGTATCGTCAATAGGCTGCTGCTTTACTGTTGATTTTATTTTAGGTTTATTAAACATCCTTAAACCAAAAAATATAAATACTGCTGCTAAAACTAAGTATGTAAAATTACCCTCTTTTACTAATAAACTTATTGAAGAAATTCCACATAGAATCAAAAATAATGCAAGTGCTTTCTTAATCAATTATATTTTCCCCCTTAATTTGCATATTTCACATAATGCTTATATAAAAAAACCCACATCAAAAAAAGATATGGGATTGTAATCCATAGTTTATAAATATTTAATTGCCAGTGTTTCCCCCCGATGTGTATAATCCCATTTATTTGTTCTGTTGTTTTTTGAACTTAATAAAGTTTATTATCTCCTGCTTGTCCGTTTCGGACAGGTTTTTAAAATCCTTGAATGCTACCATGGTGTCAGGATCATTGAGGAGCTGCTGGAGCTCTTCATCCAGAGTTAAGGATTCAGGCTCTCTTATGTTAGTTCTACCCATTAAATAATCAAGAGATACTTTAAAGTAATCAGCAAATGTTTTTTTTGTTTCATCATCTGCTTGACGTTTGTTTGTTTCATATTGAGAAATTCTTGATTTTGGCATGTTAAAAATTTTTCCAAACTCTTCTTGATTTAGTTCCTTTTCAATACGTAAAATTCTTAATCTATCTCCAAACGTAGCCATTTGAACAACTCCTTTGATTTTATTATAGTACACAAAATGTAAACTGTAAATTAGATAAGAAAAAGTTCACAAATTCGTAATTTTCATATTGACAAATCACAAATTGAGCACTATACTTATATCAAGTTCACAAAGTGATGATTTGAAAAGAGGTGAATATTCTGTATAAAAAACTAAAGAAAATCAGAGAAGAAAATAAATATACGCAGGATGACATGGCAAATAAGCTTGGTTATAACTCAAAAAGCACTTATAACATGAAAGAAAAGGGAATAAGAAAAATTACAGTAGAAGAAGCATATCAAATTTCTAAAATTTTTAATAAAACAATCGAAGAAATTTTTTTTGATAGCGAAGTGGTCAAAATGACTACTGAATTAAAAGAAACAGGCTAACAACAAAATCTTTACCAGCAACAGAAAATCATATGAAAGAGGTGAAAGAGTTGAAAGAGTTGGTAAGACCAAGAGGAACGGACTCAGCACAATTAGTTAATGTAATCAAAACAGAATCATTGAGAGGAAAAGGTACAGATGATGATCCATGCAGGACGGTAATTCAGTATTGGAGTACAGAAGGTGAACTATTGGCTGAAGAAGATACATGGGAAAGGGAAAAAGAGTAGTTAACTACTCTTTGGGCTTACGTGCAATCTGAGTAGCTTGATCAATGCCTATTATATCAGCATATAATAGTTCATCTTCATAGCGTTTTACATACCAGCTTTCAATAAGATTCTCTATTAGCCTGATAAGTTTATTAGCTTCATCTGGATCAATATCTACTATAAGATTAATATCTGATTCCATATGAGCACCAATATTGCCTATGCGACGTACACCATCAATTACTTTCCATTGTATTGGATGTATTTTATCTTTTAAAGTTTCAATTTCATCAACTAATCGTGACTTCTTAATACCCCAAAAATCACGTATCATTCCTTGAAGACATCGTCTTGATAATGTTGCTGATGCTTTCGGACTTAAATTAACTATTGCACAAGCTTCTTCATAATCTCCACGAATAGCTTGTGGTATGTACTCCGGAAATTGTTTGGCAAGAGAATTGGGATAAATCGGGATAAAAATATTTTTTATATCATCACCAATACCTTGAGCATAAATACTAATTTTTAAACAATTAGGGCACTTATAAAATTTTAAATTTAGACTTTCTTTACGAACATTTTGTGAATCAGAATTACTAAAATTGGGGTTGTATTCACTCAATGTATATTGATTAATAGCCATAGCATGGTCGCAAAAAGGGCAAGTGTATCCTGCCATTTAATCACATCCTTTCTGTAAAAATTATACAATTTTTGTTGAAAGGTGTCAAAGAATATTCAAATAAACAAGTACAAGTTATAAAACATATTATATTAAAAGATTTGGAGGTGGTTTAATGATTAAAGCCCAAATACCTATTGGAAATATAGTTGAAGACTTCAAGGTTGGAAATACTCACATAATGATCTGCGATGATGATTGCAGGGATAAGGGCCCGGAAGACAAAGCCAGGGCGATTAAAAGGATGGAGGTTATTGCAGCAAATGCTATAGCTGCCGGTAAGTATAAACCAAAGAAGCAGGAGGTTACTGAAGTATGAACGCCAGAATAAGAAAAAGGATACATAAGATAACTGATTTGTGTATTGATGCAAAGGATTTTGGTCATGATTGTTTTTATAGCTTTCAGCCTCATGTAAATAACATTCATTTCAATTTTTATAAAGATGGTTGGGAAAAAGACAAGGAAGCTATTTTATACGAGGATATCAAACTTAACAGTCCTGAAACCATTGAAAAATTAGACAGTGTAATTGAAGCACTTGAACAACTGATTGATGAAAGTATGTGAGGCAAGGCATGGAACATATGATAAAGAATTCAATAATTTTAAATATTATCATCCAGGCATTTTTCATAACAGTTGCAAGCTGCATATTTGTAGGATGTAAGGATGAAATGATAGAAGACATTAAGTATTGCATAGGAATACGAAAGAAGAAGGGAGGTAGTAGCTTGAGAGAATATGTTTGTCCTGAATGCGGATATAGTGCATGGGCTCTGGATCACATTATTGAAACGACGTGCCACCACTGCGGAGCCAGCGTGAAGACAGAGCCTGTGCCTATATTTGAGAAGAGTTTTGTTTGTGATGAGAAGAAGCAGAAGAGAGGGCAGAGATTTGCTGAGAAGTGATGTTTTAATTTATTTTAGCACGAAGGGAGCTGAAGATGAATGAGTAAAGAATGCGCATGCTATTACAAAACATGCAGAGAAAGTTCAGGTATTAAGCAGGATGCTGCTGCAGAATTTTTAAATGTGAGCTGCAGGACGCTCAGTGATTATGAAAATGGAAAGGCTAAAGTTCCGGATGACATAGTTGACAGCATGGCGGAGCTATACAGGTCCCCAATGCTTGCCTGGTGGCACTTGAAAAAAAACAGTGTACTGGGTAAGTATCTGCCGGATGTGGTTGTTCCAAAAACAGAAGTTGATATGGTGTTTCAGGGCATACTTGCAAAGGACAAGCTTTCACCAATAGTGGAAGGTATTAAGGAAATAATGTCTGACGGGACGATTGATGTTCTGGAAGAGGATGTGCTTGATGATCATATTGATGATATGAGAATCGTTAATAACAAATTGACTTCAATAATCCTGTGGCACGATGCCAGGATGAAGATAAAAAAAGAAAGCCGCACAAAGGCGACTAACTAACCAAATTAATTATACCATACATTTAAGTTTAAATCAAATATTTTGAGGAGGACATTATGAATAAAGTTGTGAGCGCAGCATCTCATCAGGATGTGGCAGCTGTAAGATCCAGGGAAGAAATTGAAATGGAAATGGGCAAGGTATTGAAGGCAAAGGATACTGCCGAAAAGAAAATTTCAAGATGTGGAAAAAGAATGATTGAATTGTCAAATGAGCTGCAGTTAGCAAGCAGAAGCGAAAAGGAGGTGAAATAAGATGATTAATGTTATTAACCTGGCTGATGGTTCTATAGTTGAAAAACTAAACAGGGAACTTGAAAAAATTACCCATAATATTATGGACAAGAACACTGATCCAAAGAAGGAACGTAAAATCACATTGACTTTAAGTTTTAAGCCGAATGAAAACAGGGACTTTGTCAGGACAACAATTACAACTAAGACAACACTGGCTACGGAGCAGGGAGTTGAGACTCAGATCCTGGTAGGCAAGGATAGTGAAGGGCAGCTTCATCTGAATGAAGTAAGGCAACAAAGCATGTTTGACAACAAGTCAGCAAAAATTACTAATATAAAATAATGGAGGATGAGAAATGTTAAAGGAATTAGCGCAATACATAGTTGGCTTATCTAAGCCGGAGTTGGTTGATATTAATGGAATGTTGTTCAGCGACAGGAAACTGGAAAGGTATGATTACAAAGAACCGGATGCACTTCACTTCAAAAGCATAACTGGTTTTCTTGAATATATCAAGACTGATTGCGACAGCACTTACGAAGGAAGCTTCATTCACATCAAAAACTTCGACAGAATAGAGTTCTTGTCGCCGCTCAATGACGACAATGAAAGAGAGATTTACGCCATTTGTGAGCCGGACAAGATAAATATCATGTTCAACAAGTTCATTGAAAGAGAGCAGTTTAACATCATGCTGCAGACTGGATTTGTAGAAAATAATGACCTGAGTGATATATTGAGATACATCGGAAACATGTCTGATAAGGCTGTCAGAACAGTAGGCGACAACGGCATATCCCAGGAAATTACAATCAAGAGCTCAACCCAAGGCCTGATTGATGTTTTCATACCAAATCCTGTGATACTTAAGCCGTACAGGACATTCACTGAAATAGAACCGGTTGAAAGTAAGTTTGTTTTCAGGATGCAGGAGGGTGGTTATTGTGGACTGTTTGAAGCGGATGGAGGAGCATGGAAGATAAATACCATGCACGCATTGGAAGAATATATTTCTGATGTGCTGGAATCTCTTGAGATAGACATAAAAGTTTTTGCATAACTAAAAATTAAACAATTAAGGTAGTGATTTTATACAGGAATTTTTCTAAAAATGTATGAAATCACCTACCTTTGATTGTTGTACTCAAAACGGAGTTGAATTTTGAATAAATATAGGAGGTTGAGATGTCTATCTATTACACAAAATGCGGCAAGAAATTTAATAAATCAACCAATGCTGAGACGACAGGATATACATGTGAAACAGCACCAAACGGGCAGTTGAACGAAAAGTGCAGGATGTGTGGATTCTCTCAAATCAGGAAGAATAATCACAATGAATTAATTTCAGAATGCAGAGCAGGAAGCAAGCCACCAAATTTCATGAACACAATGGAAGGCAGCCTGGACGACATGAATGCACTAAGGATCTATTCCTTGAATCTAGATTTTTGCGAAAGCATTTATGATTATGCTGATGCTGATCCGGAGCTGGTTCCATATTTTTGCAAAGACGGTGCAGATTGCAGGAAGGTTATTTCTATTTCCTGCAGCAAGAACAAAATGGGCATGGCTGCCAAGAAAAAGCTTGCTGAAAAATTCTTTCATGTGAATGTAGGTGAATTAAATGGGTGAAATAAACAAGGGGTTTTATGCTATCATTCCTGCAAATATCAGGTACGACAAAGAGGTTCCGCCTAATGCTAAGCTTTTTTATTCTGAGATAACAGCTTTGTGCAATGAAAGAGGTTACTGCTGGGCTAACAATGAATATTTTACTGAACTTTATGACACATCTGACAGAACAATACGCAGATGGCTTAGCGTTCTCAGCGAAAGAGGATATATAACCGTTGAATATCAATATAAAGCTGGCACCAAGGAAATTTTAAAACGATACATAAAACTAGCAGGAAGCGTTTTTTCTCTAAGTGAGGAAAAATCTGATTTAGGTGAGGACAAAAATGTCCGCACGTACGGACAAAAATGTCCAATAGGTGAGGACAAAAATGTCCGAGAGAATAATATAATATATAATAATAATATATATAATAATTCTTATAGTCATTCCGGTCCGGATGAACCGGAAAACCCACCTGAAAAAAAGAAATCCGACTGTGAAAAGGTAGTTGACCTATACAGTCTAATCTGCACTAAGCTTCCCAAGGTTGTAAAGATAACTGAAAACAGAAAGAAGACCATTAAAAAGCTTCTTGAAACATATACGCTGGAGCAAATTGAACAAGCATTTAAGAATGTCAACAATTCAGACTTCTGTACCGGCAACAATGATAGAGGATGGAGAGCGGACTTTGATTTCTGCATTAACAGTCAGAAGCTCACGAATGCTCTTGAAGGAAAGTATAAAAACAGCCCTGCTAATAAACCTGGTCAAAGCAGTCAGCAAGAAAAGGCAAGGCCGACCAACAGGTTCCACAATTTTGATGGGAAGATTGGAAAGATGGCCGAGGTGGACCTGGAAGAGTTGGCAAGAAAAAAGAGAGAAAAGTTTAGATTGTCTGGCAGGGAGGTAACTGCCGATGAGAGATAACTGTTTGAATTGCAGCGAAAGAAAATTAGGCTGTCATGACGGCTGCAGCATATATGCCGGGATGAAGCAGCAAAAGGAAGAAATAAACAAGAAGCGCCGTCAATTCATGGATGGTCTTGGCCATGACGGCTGCCTGGCAGCTAAATGCGGGAGGGTGAAAAGATATGATCAAGCAAGATTTAGATATTAGCATTAAGCAAATTGACGATATGAAGCACTGCATAGGACTCAATCAACAAAACAAGGGTAAGGGCAATAAGTATTATGCATGGAGAAATTACTTCACAACATCAGATCATGATGAAAGCTGGGACAACCTTGTTATAAATGGCTTAGCAGTAAAAAGGGATTTCAAGCTAGGTAGCGGACCTAATCCGCAATGCTACAGTGTCTCAAAAGAAGGCTTCAAGTTCTTGGAAAATAAGTTAAACATAAAAATTATCGTGGATAGGAGATATTGATATGGCAAGCAGACCAAAGAGAAAAAAGGCATGGAGAGAACAACAATATAAGCCAGGATTTGTTAAGAAACCAAAGCAGAAGCTTGGCTTAATTCATGATAAAACCTTAAGGAAAGAGGTGAAATATGAATAGTGTTGTGTTAATTGGAAGGCTCACCAGAGATCCAGAGCTTAGGTTCATACCGAAAACCGGGACGGCTGTGACCAGCTTCACCCTGGCAGTGGACAAAAATCTATTTGGTGATAAGAAACAGGAGGCTATTAGTCAGGGGAAACCTACTGCAGATTTTATTTATATCACGGTGTATGGCAAGGCAGCAGAAAATTGCGCCAATTTTATGCACAAGGGAAGCAAGTGCTGTGTACAAGGCAGGATAAATACCAACAGCTATGTTGATAAAAATGGAGAAAAGCAATACAAGACAGGAGTGACAGCTGAAAGGGTAGAGTTTTTAGATCCAAAGAAAAGCGAAGCTGAGTATAACATGGAGAATGATATTTTCACTCCGGTTGACGATGAAGAAGTACCATTTTAACAGGAGGCTAACATATGCAAGAAGTGAGTAAATTGGAAGCTGATAGTTTGAGATTGTGCGGTTTTAAAATAGTGAGGACTAAACATAAGTATTATTTACTGAAGATTGAAGGCAAGTCAATGACTGGATATGCAGACTTTTTATAGAAAGAGTGGTGAAGCGATGTTTAAAGACGATGAGAAGACAACGAAGTTGAAAAATTTGTTATACAGTTATACATATATTGAGGATGAAATAGAAGGCATAAACGAAAAGATTATTAATCTTGGGGAGGCAATAAGTTCACAAAGGGATTTAAGTATTCCTTGCTTAACCGGAATGCCAGGCGGCAGTAATATTTCTGATTCTGTTTATGCAAGTGTTGAAAAGATTATGGTCACATACGGACAGGAGGTGGCTAAGCTTGAAAACCGGCTTGAAAAGATATTCAAGAAAAGGAACTATATAAATGCATTGATTGGTGTATTGGATTCAACAGAGCATAGGATTATAGAACTGAGGTATTTCAAGAAATATAAAATCTGGATGATAAGCAGCAGCATTCATTATGACAGGAGCCATATTTACAGGCTGCATGATGAAGCTATCAGGAAGATGTTAGAGGTGTATAATTTTGAGAATAATATCTGAAAACAATCCTAGAAAGGTTGTAATAACACCGGATTCCATAAAAAATTTAAAGCTAGATGACAATAAGAAATATAAAATTTTAATGATTAATAAAAATTATGGCAGTGGAGGTATTGATACAGTTGAACCAGCAAGGGAAATTCTTAAAGGCAGATTGATCAGCCAGCACGGATACATTTTTATATTTGAATGCACAAACAAAAGAAATGTTACAAAACGTGTATGTATCAATAAAGTTGACTATATCATGAACAATAATTTAATAAAAGAATATGAATAATTTCAAAAATGAGACACTATGAGACATTTTTCATGTTATAGTGGTATCATAGAAATATATAGATATACATGAAGGCATCCAAAAGGGTGCCTTTTAGCATGTAAGGAACACTTTTGTGTTATCAAGTAGGTGAGGATATGGTCAAGAGACCAGCAAATCCAATAAAACAGCCAAGCAAGGTGCTGGATATTCAGGATTATTTGAAAGAACAGAATGAAAGAGATTATGTGCTTTTCGTGCTGGGAGTAGCAACCGGTTACCGTGCTGGTGATCTTGTCGCACTTCAGGTCAGAGATATTAAGGCTGCTCTGCGGACCGGATATTTCAGGATTATGGAAGGAAAGAAGGCTAACAGCAAGAATATAAGAAAGTGCAATATGAAGCCACGTGAAGTTGTGATAGTGGTAAAGCTTGAGAAAATCTTGAAAAATTACATCAAGGACAAGAAGGACTACGAGTACATGTTTCCATCCAGGAAAGGGAGCTATGATCACATAGGTGTTCCACGGGTATCCAATATACTTAAGGAAGCCGGAGAGGCATTTGGACTTGATAACATCACAGCTCACAGCATGCGCAAGACATATGCATACTGCATCTTTGTTGAAAGTAACTATAATATTGTTGTTGTGAAGGAGATGCTTGGACACAGCAGCATAGAAGAAACAAAAAGATATCTGGGATTAGACAGAAGAGACTATGACAATTACAGCAAAAGTCTCAATGCTCTAATCCTATAATTTTTTATTTATCTTTTGAATGTTTTATATTTTGGTATATGAACATTCGAGGATAAAAAATATCAAGTATATACTGTATGAAGAAACAGGATTAAATTGAATGTTTGATTTACTAAGAAAATGAAACATTCAAAACAAACAATACGATTTAGAATTAAAACATTATCAAATAACATTCGTGTTTTTAAGAGCAATTTATTACAATAAAATAACTGTAATGATGACATCTTTTCAGTATGTGTGTTAGTATAAATTTATGTTCATTGTTAAGTTAAGAAGTTGACAAAATGGTTATAAATCCTCCTAAAAATTACATTGTATCCTCAGAGTGTCTTTTTATGTAGAATATTGTAGACAGAAAATGTTTTCAGTTATATAATTATTTTAAATTATACAATGGGGGGATAATGTGAAATGAATGAGGAGTTTAATATAAATACCGTAACTGGAGAAGTTATAATAAGCTTAGCAAAGACTTCAGCTTCAAATGTTTATAATGCTATAAAAAAGCATTATAAAGATATTAAAACTAAAGAAGAAATCGATTTTGGTGTTGCCTTTGAAAAATACTTAGAATTATCTTATAACAGCTATAGGAAAATAAAAACATTGATATATAGACAAGAACCAAAAGATTTATATTCTTTTTATGAATGTATAGGCGTAAGTTGTGGAAAAAGAAAATTTATTGATACAAAAAGTATACATAATATTATAAACGTTGGGCATAAAATAATTATAATAGGTACTGGCGGTATTGGTAAAACTACAATGCTAAAACATTTTTTTATAAACACTATAAAAGAAACTGATTATATACCTGTATTGGTTGAGTTACGCAAATTTAATGACAAAGATGTTAAAGATATATCTATATCTGATGCAATATATGAAAGCTTAACAAATTTTAGTTTTGACATAGACAAAAAGAATTTTGAATATAGTATGGAAACGGGGTGTTATGTAATTTTATTAGATGGTTATGACGAAGTAAAACAGGAAATTACTCAAAAAGTAACGAAAGAAATATCTAATACAAGTGTTAAATATCCTAATAACTTTTATATTTTATCTTCAAGACCTAATGAAGAGTTTATTAGTTGGAATGATTTTACAGAAATGAGGGCTTTGCCATTAAATAAAGAACAAGCTTTGTCATTAATAGATAAATTAGAATTTAATGAGGAAATAAAGAAAGTTTTTTACGAAGAGTTAAAAAACTCATTGTATGATAAGTATGAATCTTTTGCTTCAAATCCATTGCTATTAACTATTATGTTATTAACTTTTGAAAATAGAGCATCTATACCTGATAAACTAAATGATTTTTATGAGCAAGCATTTGCTACGTTATTTAATATTCATGACGCTACTAAAGGTGGGGCATTTAAAAGAGATATAAGATGCAAATTGGGTTGTGAAGATTTTAAGTTGGTATTTGCTTATATATGTTTTAAATCATACTTTGTAAATCAATATGAATTTTCAGAAGCATCAATACTTGAATATATTGATAATGCCAAAACAAAATTTAAAGATCATATATCATTTGAAACAGAAGATTTTAAAGAAGACTTAGTAAAATCAGTATGCATGTTGGTTAGAGAAGGTTTAAATTACAGATTTTCCCACAGATCGTTTCAAGAATATTTTTCTGCTTGGTATACTTGTAAGTTGACTGATGATATTCAGGAAAAACTAGTATCTGGATGGATAAAAGAAAGTGGTTTTTACGGGAAGGATAGCTATCTTTCAATGCTATATAACCTTCAAAATGAAAAATTTAATAAAATTATTTTAAAGCCTGGAATTAAAAAAATTAAAAATTACTATGAGCAAAATTCTTTTCTAGATTTTTTAGATATTTTATTTTCAGGCATATCAGTAAGTGAAGATCCTAAAAATAATTATAGAATAGGATTAAGAGTTAAAGATAGATATTTATGTACTATTCTTTCAATGTCATGCAGATTTAATGCATATAATTTTCCTGATAGAACTCATTCTAATTCGTCAATAGGAGAATATTTGTTTAAAAAATATTTTAAAAAGCAAGGTGATAGGAGTATTATAGATTTTGAAGAATTAAAAAGTATGGATAATGTTGAAGAAGTATTAAATGATATTGAGTGGGTAAAAAGTGAAATAGAATTTTCTATTAACTTGCTGGAAAAAATGGGCGAAGATTCAATTGGAAATAAAAGAAAAGTAATATCAATATTAGAACAATTATAGTTATATTTTTATGACAAGGAAAGTATAGAAAATAAAATATGCGATGAATGGGTAGGTAGACATTTTAATTGTCCTCAATTAGGGATAATATATTCTGTTATACGAGTATGTTATTTATATTAAAACAGATTAAGGAACTCTTAAATAGGGTTCCTTTTTTATTGTTTTGTGTTGATACGACTGATGTAAACTGTGTATGGTAATATATATCATTAGTCTATTAATGGGAGCTGATAGTTAAGATTATGATGTATTGAATATATTTAATTTAGATGAAGTTGGCAGATGGGTTAGCAAACTTATAGTTGAGGATATGTTAGAAGAGTTCTATAACTCAAGGTACTGGCGCAAGATTAGGCGAGAAGTGTTAGAGGAATTTAAATATGAATGCCAGGATTGTAAAGCTGAAGGTTATTACACTAAGGCTGATACAGTTCATCATGAACAATTTGTGAGAAATTATCCAAGGCTTGCGCTGAGCAAAACTTATTTTCACCAAGGTATTGAGTATAATAATCTGATACCTTTATGCCACGATCATCATGAACGACGACACGGTTATAGACAAAAGCAAAAGAAAAAAACGTTGACTGTTGAAAGATGGTAAAAGCATTATACCCCCGGCCGAAATTAAACAGGTTTTAATTCAAAACAATGTAACTCGGCTGGGGTAATACAGAAGAGATAATGCTCCGCGCATGAGGGGGTGGTTTGAAAATGAGTGAAGAAAAAATTACGAACGATGAGTTCAAGAAATATTACAGGGCAAAATTGTATAAGGAAATTAAAAAGGATCTTCTTGATCAGAATGAACGTAATGGAACCATAGGAAAATATTATGTTGATCTCATAGAAGACTATATGGATATGTGGGTAACTAAATGCCTCCTGATAAAAGATATTAAAGAGCGAGGAGTTAGTGTTGAATATAACAATGGTGGGGGACAGATTGGAATTAAAAAAAATGAATGTGTAGACCAGCTTATGAAAATAAATGCTCAAATGCTAAAACTATTAGCCGAAGTGGGAATAAAACCTGCCCAGGCTGGTGGTGATGAAGATGAACTCTAAAATTAACTCTAAAATTAACTCTAAAATTAACCCACATATTTTACGCTACATAGAAGCTGTGGAAAAAGGAAAGATAGAAGCATGTGAAGACCAGCATTTATTAGTTGCCCTAATCAGAAAGTGTTTTAAAACTGAAGATATATATACTGATGATGAGCAATTAGAAAAATATTTTGGCCTTACAAAGTACTTTCCTTATGAACAGCTCTTTGACTGGGAAGAATTTGTTTTTGCTTTACATTGCTGCACATATAGAGCAGATGGCTTGCCACGTTGGCCAGATTTATTTTTGCTGATAGGTAGAGGTGCTGGGAAAGATGGTTATATAGCATTCGAAAGTTTTGCTTTGACATCTCCGTATAATGGTATTAAGCATTATGATGTTGACATTTGTGCGAATAGTGAGCAGCAGGCAAAAGCTCCTTTTGATGATATATATGGAGTGTTAGAAACACCTAATCAAATAAAGAAACTTAAAAAGCATTATTATTGGAATAAAGAAGAGATATTAAATTTAAAAACTAAATCTAAAATAAAATATAGGACAAATAACCCAAAAGGTAAAGATGGTTTACGCTCCGGAATTGTAGTTTTTAATGAAATACATCAGTACGAAGATTATGCGAACATAAATGTATTTACAACAGGATTAGGGAAGAAACCACATCCTCGAAGAACATATGCAACAACCAATGGAGATGTAAGAGATGGTCCTTTGGATCATATGATTGAAAGAGCGCAACAAATATTAAAAGGCAATATTTCAGATAATGGAATGTTGCCTTTTATTTGCAGGCTAAATAAAAAAGAAGATGTTGACAATCTTAAAAATTGGGAAATGGCTAATCCTTCTTTGAAATACCTGCCTAGCTTAAGAGAAGAAATTCAAAAAGAATATCATGACTGGAAACTTAATCCTTCACAATTTAGTGCATTTATGACAAAACGTATGAATATACCAGATGGCAACAAAGAGATTGAAGTAACTTCATGGGAGAATATCCTTGCAGCATGTGGAGATGTCCCAAATCTATCTGGCAAAAAGGGAGTAGTGGGAATAGATTATGCAAGCGTAACAGACTTTGCGAGTGCTGGAATACTAGTTAGAGTTGGAGATAAAAGATATTGGATAACTCACTCATGGGTGTGTGTTCATTCTTTGGATCTACCAAGGATTAAGGCTCCTGTACATGAGTGGGCAAAACAAGGATTGCTTACATTTGTTGATGAAGCTGAAATTAATCCAGATTTAATAGCTGAATGGATTGCGGAGCAGGCAATAAAATACAACCTGCCAAAATTAGCGTTAGATGGATTTAGATACGCTTTGGTTGCTGCATCACTAAAAAAAATAGGTTTTGATTACAAGGATTACAAAAATATTAAGTTAGTTAGACCTACAGATGTAATGATGATTGAACCAGTTATAAAAAGCTGTTTTATAAATCAAAATTTTGCTTGGGGAGATAATCCTCTGATGCGTTGGGCAGTTAATAATACTAAAAAGGTTAGGTCAGGAAAAAAAGAAGGAACAGACACAGGTAATTATTATTATGCCAAAATTGAAGGCAAGAGCAGAAAGACGGATCCATTCATGGCATTAGTTGCAGCAATGACAATTGAAAGTGAATTGGGCGACGGAGGAAGTTCTGAGACACCTGATATTGATGTTTATACATATTAGAAAGGGGTAGGAAAATGTGAGTATAATAACTTGGTTGATAAACAGATTTGCCGGAGATACTACACCGACTGAAGTTGAAATTGAAGAGTTTTTTAATTTGCAGGCTGAGCTTGTAATCAGAAATTTAGCTTTTCAAACTGCTATAAATTTGATTGCGAACTCAGTTAGTAAATGTGAGTTTAAAACTTTTTTCAAAAATAAGGAGGTAAAATATCAGGAATATTATTTATTTAATATTGAACCAAACAGGAATCAAAACTCAAGCGAATTTATACATAAGTGGATTTCTAAACTTTATGAAGAAAATGAATGCTTGATTGTAGAATCTAATGGACAGCTCTTGGTGGCGGATAGTTTTAATAAAAAAGACTATGCGCTTTTTGATTGTCAATTTTCTGGAGTGATGGTTGGAGATTTCACTTTCAATAAGACGTTTTTGATGTCGGAAGTAATGTACTTCAAGCTTAATAACAAAGATGTTAGAAAAGTCATAAATTCAATGTATGAAGGTTATGGAAAGCTCATTACTTACGGCCAGAATAGTTATAAAAAGTCAAGAGGTAGCAAGGGTACTTTAGAAGTAAATACAATTGCCGAAGGAAAAACAAACTTCAAAGAGACCTTTGAAAAGCTAATGAATGAGAGGTTTAAAAAATTCTTTGAGGCTGACAATGCTGTACTGCCATTATTTGATGGTTACAAATACACAGATATAGGCTCTAAAACTTACAGTAATGAGGGTACAAGAGACATCAAGGCAATGATTGATGATGTATATGATTTTACAGCAAGAGCTCTTAGAATTCCACCCGTAATGTTAAAAGGCGATTTAGCAAATGTCAGTGAAACAGTAGTTAATAACTACTTGACTTTTTGTGTGGATCCATTAATTGATATGTTGCAGGAAGAAACAAATCGTAAGCGTTCCGGTTATAGTGGTTTTATGCAAGGTACTTATTTAGAGATTGATACTAAGGCAATTAAGCATATAGATCTTTTAAGTGTTTCGACTGCGATTGATAAGTTAATCGGTTCAGGTGGGTTCTGTATAAATGATATTAGAAAGCTTGTTGGAGAGCCAATTATTGATGAGCCTTGGGCATGGCAACATTATATTACTAAGAATTATGGCACAGTTGAGGAGTTATTAAATTCCTTAGGAGGTAATCCTAATTTATCAAAAAAATCAGAAGGAGGTGAGTAGTTGGTAAAAAAAGTATGGGAATTAAAACAATCCATAGATAATCCAAGTGTATTGGAAATGTTTATTTATGGGGATGTAAAAGGTGACTACTATGATTGGTGGAAAGGTGAAGCTGTAGAAAGTGAAACATCTGCTAATCATTTTAGGAGTGAACTTGCAAAATATCCAAATGTAACTCAAATTAAAATTTATATAAACTCTTATGGTGGAAGTGTGTTTGAGGGAACTGCTATATACAGTCAACTTAAAAGACATTCAGCTGAAAAAATTGTTTATGTTGATGGTTTTGCTTGTAGCGTTGCAGCGACGATTGCCATGTCAGCGGATAGAATTATAATGCCTCGCAATACAATGATGTTTATTCATAACGCGTTAAATTGCGTATGTGGAAATTCAAAACAATTAAGGAAAGCTGCAGATGACTTAGACGTAATAATGCAAGGCAATGTACAAGCTTACTTAGAAAAATCTAATGGTAAGATTTCTGAAGAAAAATTGATTGAACTAATGGAAGCTGAAACTTGGCTTACAGCTCAACAATGTTATGAATATGGATTCTGTGATGAGATTCAAGGAAATGATGTTGATTTAACTGAAGCCAAACAAATGCTGCAGCAAATGAATAAAACATTAGAGCAGCAGTTGAGCTACAGCAAAGCTTTAACAGCGCAATTTAAAGAATTGGTTGAGGCTCCTGTTCAGAATATGCCGAAACCGAAAACAAAGGATCCTGCCCCTGAACTCATGGAACAAAGTAAATTCAACAGATTTATAAATCAAATAATAAAATAGAGGAGATAGGAATATGAAAAATAAAGACTTATTGCAACAAAGGAAAACAGATGCATTAAACAAAATAGCACAAGCACAAAAGGACGACAACATGGAAGCACTTGCACAGGCGTGGAATGAACTTTCGGAAATTAATCAGGAAGCGGTAATAGAAGAAGCAAGAGGCTTAATTCAAGCTACAGATACCAATGTATTAGTTGGAAGAGGTGTTAGACAGCTAACATCTGAAGAAAATAATTATTATCAAAAAGTTATAGCTGCAATGAGAACATCAAATCCACAGCAGGCTTTAACTGACCTTGATGTTGTGTTGCCAATAACTACTATTGATGCAGTTTTTGAAGATTTAACTACAGCTCATCCTTTGCTCGATATGATTAATTTCCAAAATACTTCAGGTTTGATAGAGTTCCTGGTAAATACTAATGGAGCTGAATTAGCAACTTGGGGAACCTTAACATCGACAATTGTAAAAGAACTTACAAGCGGATTCAAGAAAATTAGTATGGGATTGCATAAACTATCTGCATTTTTACCGGTTGCAAAATCAATGCTTGACCTTGGTCCGGTTTGGATGGATAGATATGTTAGAAGCATTTTAAGTGAAGCTTTATTTAACGGGCTTGAAGAAGGTATTATAAATGGTACTGGAAAAGATATGCCTATAGGAATGAATCGTCAAGTTGGAACGGGTGTAGTTGTTACTGATGGAGTATATCCATTAAAAGCAAAAACAGCGGTAATAAACTTGGACCCTATTTCTTATGGTGCGTTGATAGGTGGTATGGCGGTTGATGCAAATGGAAAAGCAAGAGTAGTTAATGAAGTAATCATGGTTGTAAATCCAGCTGATTATTTAACTAAAGTTATGCCGGCTACAACCGTAAGAAGTGCAGATGGTACTTATGTAAATAATGTATTTCCATTCCCGACAAAAGTTATCCAGTCGACAAGATTAGCTGCTGGTGATGCTATATTTGGACTTGGAAAAAGATATTTCATGGGAATAGGGACACCTAAGAGTGGGAAAATTGAATATTCTGATGAATATAAATTCCTTGAAGATGAAAGGACATATCTGGTTAAGCTTTATGGCCATGGTGAACCACTTGACAATAAGGCATTTGTATATGCTGATATTAGTGGATTAGTACCTACAATTCAAACTGTAACAGTTAGTGGAACAGTAAATACTCACGAAGTGGTGTAATAAATGAAAGTGAGAGTAGTTAGGTCCTTTTCAGACAAATACTCTTTAAAATAGTTCCTATAGGGACAGAAATTAAGTAACAAAAGCGAGGTTCAGTGAATTAAACACTGGGCCTCGTGGTGTTTTTGTAGAGGAAATAAATAAGAAAACTAAAAAGTAGGTGATTGAATGTCATTACCTGAAGGATTATTAAAAGATGTTAGAGGATATTTAGACATTACCTGGGTAGACACTGCTACTGATGAAAAGCTAACAGGTATTATAGAACGTGGAATTAAATATATAGACAGGATTGCTGGCTCTGAAATGGTTTATACGACAAATGATAAGCCTAAGGAGCTGTTATTAGATTACTGCAGATATGCCCGTTCTAATGCGTTAGAAATGTTTCAAAAGAATTATTTAAATGAGCTGCTTTCTCTTCAAATTGATAAGGAGGTTGAAGCTTATGAAATTGCCAACCCAGACACAACCGTTTAATGATGGCATCGTGAATATATACAGTGTAAAAAATACTGCAGATGCCGGAAACATGCCTAAAGAAGATGGTCTAACACTAAAGGTGGGCTCTTTGCGCTTTGAAGAAAGAGTTGTTGGCATGGGTAGGTATTGGACAGCACTCCAGGAACAGGCACGAATTGAACAACTTTTAAGAGTGCCAAGAATCAATTCTGTTAATGTTCATGACGTTGCTATTCTAAACGGACAGCAATACAACATTATGCAAGTTCAATATCCGCCAGACGTAGAACCACCTTGTATGGACCTTTCATTAGAACGTTTGGAGGTTGCTTATGAAGTTAACTGATCTAAGAGATTTATTACTGACAGTTACCCCTAATACGTTTCATTTTAAGGCTTATGCTAAGCCGGATAAATACATAGTATGGGCTGAGGATGGAGAAGCTGGATCAAGTAATGCTGATGATCAGAAAGTAGATCAAGTGTTGCAGGGTACAATTGATTACTTTACAAAGACGGAATTTGATCTTAATTTTGAATTGATCCAGGATAAATTAAATTCCGCAGACTTAGTATGGAGACTTAATTCAATTCAACATGAAGAGGATACAGGTTACATTCACTATGAATGGTTGTGGGAGATGATTTAATGGCTAAGATGACTATAAAAGGAACTGATGAACTTGCACTGCAATTATCGAGGCTTGCAAATAAGTCTACTGAAATATCTAAGGATATAGTTATGGCCGGAGCTCAACCGGTTGCGGATGAAATCAGAAGAGGAATAGAAAGCCTGCCGGTTGATGGACTTAAGCAATTAAAGAATGGTGAGAAATTTGATGTAACTACTTATGGAGAACTTAAGGATTTAGCTGACAGTCTTGGCATTGCTCCTCCGGGTGTTGACGATACTGGCTATGTTAACACAAAGGTTGGTTTTGACGGTTACGGCAGCTATCCTTCCATGAAATATCCAAAGGGGCTACCAAATAAATTACTTGCCAGGTCAATTGAAAGCGGTTCATCAGTAAGACAGAAACAACCTTTTGTGAGACAGGCTGTTAATAGATCTAAGAAAAAAGCGTTAGAAGAAATGCAAAAGAAATGTGATGAAGAAATAAAAATAATATTCGAGTAGGAGGAAACAAAAAATGAAAAGGGTAGGATTAAAGCATCCTGTTTATGCTCGTTATTCAGATGCAACAGGTTCGCCGGTTTATACCAATGGAGCTGTTATTGCAAAGGCAATGAGTGCAAGTATCGCTATAAACAAAAACAATACAATCCTTTATGCAGATGATGATATTGATGAAATAGACCAGAGCTTTATAAGCGGTACTGAAACCCTAGGGATCAATGAACTTCCATTAGAAGTACAATCCGTACTTCTTGGGCATGCCATTGTCAATGGCGAAATGACTGCAAACAGCAATGATATTTCTCCATATGTTGGTCATGGCTTTTATGGAAAAATAAAAAGAAACAATGTTAATAAATGGAGAGCAATCTGGCTTAAAAAGATGCAATTTGGTGAGCCAAATGATGAAACTGAGACACAAGGTGAAAGTGTTGTATTCCAAACTCCATCAATCGAGGGAACAATTATGAAAGACATTAATGGAGATTGGAAAGATGAAAAGGTGTTTAATACAGAGACGGAAGCTATAGCATGGCTAGATGGCAAAGCAGGCATAACACCAATTTGCAAGACCCCAGTAGCAAGCGTAGCAGCTGGATCATATGCAGTGGCGCAGTCAGTTGAATTGACAGCTGGCGAAGGTGAAGCTATCTACTACACCACAAATGGTACAACACCATCTGCGACAAATGGAACTCTTTACAGCGTGGCCATTAATATTGCAGCAACAACTATGTTAAGAGCTATTGCAACAAAAGCAGGTTCTAGTAATTCAGAGATTGCAAACTATGAATATATAATAACAGCTTAAGAGTGGATTAGTTCCACTCTTTTTTTAAGATAGGAGGACTAATGTTAGACATAATTAAACATATAAAAGTTGATGGGAAAGAATACCCTGTAGCCTTCACATTTAATGTTATGGAGTCTGTACAAGAAAAATATGGTTCAATGAAAGAATGGGGAGAAGTATTGCAACCATCATCAGGAGAACCACGAATAAAAGATTTAAAATGGACCATGAAGGAATTTATCAATGAAGGCATTGACATCGAAAATGAAGAAAAAGGTGAAAAAAGAGAATTTGTTACAGAAAAGCAAGTAGGTAGGCTGATTTCATGCATTGGATTGTCAGAAATTACATCTGCAATTCAAAATGTAACAGTTGAAAGTATGGTAACAAATGAAAAAAACGAGAAGACCACGCAGATGACGGAAGCGGATCCGGAGACGGAAATAGCTTAATAGATTTTGCGTGGCTTTTACTTATGGGCAAGAAAATGGGCTTTACTGAAAAGCAAGTAGGGCATATGACATTTTATAAATTTGATAAGTTGTATCAGGCCTATAAAAATATTTTTGATCTAGAAAATAAATTGAAATATAACAGAACAACATACGCAGAACTGGAAAAAGAAGAGACACTAGATGATGCAATACCATTCTAAAAAGGAAGGAGGTAAAAATTATGGCTTATGATATTGGACCCAAGATTGGCATTGAAGGTGAATCGGATTTTAGAAATGCAATAAAAAATATCAACACAAATTTAAAGACTCTTGGCACTGAAATGATGGCCGTTACATCTAAATTTGATAAAAATGAGCAAAGCACCGAATCATTAACTGCAAAAAATAAAGTATTGAACAAACAGATTGACGAACAAAAAAATAAACTTTCAGAGCTTGAAAAAGGATTAGCAGCAAGTGCCGAAAAGTATGGACAAAACGATAACGTCACTCAAGGATGGAGACAAGCATTAAACAAAGCTACAGCTGATTTGAACAAAATGGAGCGTGAGCTGAAAAATAATACTGAAACCTTGGAAAAGTGTGACAAAGCTACTGATGACATGGCTGAAGAAGTTAAAAGGTTTGGCAAAAATGCAGATGAAGCAGGGGAAAAAACTCTATCGTTTGGCGATATAATAAAAGCTAACCTTATAAGTGAAGCGATAATAGGCGGAGTAAAAGCTTTGGGTTCTGCGATATTGGGAGTTGCCAAAAATATAGGCGAGTCAGTTCAAAATACATTAGATTATAGTGGATCTATATCTGACATGGCTAATAAAACAGGCGTAGGGGCAGAAGAACTACAAAAGTATGCATATGCTGCTCAAATGAGCGGAATGGAAATATCAACACTAGAAGCTGCAATGATTAAGCAACAGAAGGCATTTGCAGATGCAACTACAGGCTCAAAGGCAGCAAGCGAAGCTTATAAAGAATTAGGAGTTAATATTGATGGTATTTCTTCCGCTGAAGCTTTTGCACAGGTAATTACTAATTTAGCGGATATGACTGATACCACTAAGCAAAATGCTTTAGCAAATGATATATTTGGTAAATCTTATTCAGAATTAGCACCGCTTTTAAATGAGGGTTCAAGTGGAATTGAAGCTTTGAAGAAAAAGGCAGAAGAACTTGGAATTGTAATGTCTGAGGATGCAATAAATTCAGGTGAAGCTCTTGGAGATACTCTTGATACTCTCAAACTGACAACTGAAGGCTTAACTAATTCAGTTGTTACTATGCTTTTACCAGGACTTGCTAGTCTTGCAGAGGGTGCGACTACATACATGGCGGACTTTTCTACAGCTATTCAAGGAGCTAATGGTAATGCAGGGCAGATTGGAGAAATAATAGGCGCTACATTAAGTGACTTGGCCAATAAATTTATTGAGAAATTACCTGAAATAGTTGAAGGTGCAAAATCAATAATTACATCTTTTGCAGGTGGAATAGTTGAAAATATTCCTATGATTTTAGTAACCGGCATGACAATTATAACAAATTTAGTTACTGGAATAATGCAAGAAATACCTGAAATTATACAAACAGGTTTAGGTGTTGTTCAATCATTAGTTAATGGAATTATAGGTGCAATACCTATGCTTATTCCTATAGCAATTTCAATTGTTACAGGCTTAGCGGATAATATAACAGGTAATATAGGAACTATAGTTGATATGGGTATTGGGCTAATATTGGCCTTAGTTCAAGGTTTGGTAAGTTCCTTACCTACTTTGATACAGGAAGTACCTAGAATAATAAATGAATTTTCAAGTGCTATTTATGCTCAAGTACCTAAAATTCTTAAAACTGGCTTTGATATAATACTTATGCTAATAAAAGGAATTATTGACAGTATTCCAACACTTGTGGCAAATATACCACAGATAATATTAGCTATAGTAAATGTTATAACCTTATATAACTGGGCAAGTCTTGGAAAATCTCTTATAACCAAAATCGGTGAAGGAATAAGCGGTATGAAAGGCAATATAGGTACTATCGCTAAAGAATTAGCTGAATCTGTTATAAATGGTATTAAGAATATTTTTTCAGGTGGAGTTAATATAGGTAATTATCTCATTGAAGGCCTTTGGAATGGTATATTAGGTGCTAAAGATCTGCTGTTAAGTAAAGTAAAAGAATTTGCAGGCAGTATACTTGGCGCATTTGCAGAAAAATGGGGCATAGCATCTCCTTCAAAAGTAATGGCTGAATACGGCAAATATTTAGATGAAGGACTTGCAGAAGGGATAGAAGACAATTCAGATAAACCTCTAAGCGCAATGAATAGTGTAGCAAGCGGTATAAATGCAACTATTCAAACTATAACAGATACTGCCAATATAGCTGTAGAAGCTGTAAAAAACTTAGTATCTTCTGAAACGATGTCTAAAATTAACAAATATAATAGCTTAAGCAGTAGTAAAAAAGATTCAAGCAGAAAACAGTACAATGAACAGGAGAAAAATTTTGAAAATTCGTATGATAAAGAAATAAGAGCATATTCCAAATTATATGATGTTGATTTAGAAGTTGCTAAAGAGATTCTTAAGAAAGATCTTAACTATGTCCCTAAATATGCTTCAGGTACTGCTTATCATCCAGGAGGTTTAGCCTGGGTTGGAGATAATGACAAAGAACTTGTAAGTTTGCCACGTGGGACACAGGTGTTTAATGAAGAACAGTTAAGTAATATGTTCAATAGAAAATCAATAACATTAAATTTGAATATAGGCACCTTAGTTGCTGATGACTATGGATTAAAACAGCTTGAGAGAAAACTTAGCAGTGTTAGAATCGATGAAAATTATAGGTTAGGGGTGACAGGATGAAACTAAATGGGATTGAGATATTAGAACCTGAAGAATTAAAAGTTAATCCTGTAGAATATGGAGTCAGTGCCAGAACAGCTAGCGGAAGATATGTTAAAGACATAATAGCAATAAAAAATAGTTACACATTAACATATAAAGGGTTAAAGCCAACGACTGCAGCAGTCTTTAAGAATGCTTACTTACCAGGGAATCCAGTGCCATTTGAATATAAAGATTCTGATGGCATTAAAACTGTTCAGGTAAGTATAACATCATTGCCTTACAGTATTTTGAAGCATAATACTACACTTAATCAAAATGTTACTATTACGTTAGAAGAGGTGTAGACATGTATGAAGTAAGCGCAGGATCTAAGGAAAAAATTAAAGCTCAAACAAGGCGAATATATGGCAAGGTACAAATTGACTACACAGATCCCTTCCTGGATCAGTCAATAAGTGTTACTGCAAACGAAGAAGCAAACATATGCTTCCCTGATCAGACCGCTGACAATATTCAGGAGCCGGCCGGTAAGATAGCAAGTCTTGACGGCTCATGGGTGCTTGATGGTACCTATGTACTGGCTCCAACTTCTGATGAGGCAGCAACTCATCAAATGGGATGGTGGGGAAGCCAGCTGGCCGGATCCGGAGGAGCATTCAATGCACCCTATCCAACTTTGACAGTGACATTTTTATCAAGACCGATTACGAAGCTGAAGGTTGTCGGTGACGCTGCCAGGGGTGAGTATCCGGTGGACTTCACTATTAAGCTTTATGGCGCAGCTGATGTCTTGCTGCACACAGAATCTGTGGCGGTAAATTCACTCATATCGTGGAATAAAGTTTTGAGTAGTGCAATCACTCAGGTGATAAAAATGGTGCTTGAAATAACAAAATGGAGCCATGAGGTAAGACAATGCAAGATAGTTGAATTCTTTACATCCATCCAGGAAGTATATGAAGGTGATGACATCCTTATGATCAACATGCTTGAGGAAAGGGAATTAGGGCAAGGGTCGCTGCCGGTTGGGAATATCTCAGCCAATGAAATTGACATAAGGTTATATAATGCAAACAGAAAATTTGATGCCGGAAATACTCAAAGCCCATTGTATCAGACGTTAAAACAAAACAGACGAATCAAAGCATGGTTAGGTGTGGATACAACAACTGGCAAAGAATATGTTCCTTTGGGTGTATTCTGGTCCGGTGACTGGAATGTGCCTGAACAGGATGTGTATGCCCAGACTATCGGCAGAGACAGACTTGAAATGCTTAGAAAGTCAACATACAGCACTTCACAGGTGCAAATAAATCAGACATTATACAGTCAGGCCATTGCGGTATTGGAGGATGCCGGATTGACTGAAGAGGAATATTTTGTTGACACGGAGCTGCAGGATTATCTTGTTCCATACAGTTACTTTGAAGACCAGTCGCATCGTGAGGCTCTAAGAAAGATAGCTGAAGCCTGCCTGGGACAGGTTTATTGTGACAGAAACGGAGTAATCAGAATCGAAGGTCCGTCATATTTACAGTCTCAGACTGTACCGGTTGATACTTTGACCGGGGACGATTACTTCAGCAAGGACAACCCTGTCAAGTGGAGTGAGGTTGCAAACTATATAGAAGTGGAAACACAGCCTTTACGCCCCGATGTGCTACAGGAAGTATACAGGTCAAACGAAGTCGTAAGCATTGCAGCAGGAGAAACAAAGACAGTCACAGCATATTACAATAATGCTCCATGCATTAATGCTGCAGCAAGCATATCCGGAACAGGAGCCATTACAAGCGCAACATATTACGCCTGGGGAGCAACGGTTAAAGTCTACAGTGCTGCTGAAGGTACATTTGAACTGACAATCAATGCGCAGCCATTGAAGATATTGAACAAGGACAAGGTGGTGCGCCAAGATACAGACTCAATAATTGACATGGGTACCTTAAAATATACTTATCCAGGTAATCCTCTGGTCCAGACGGTGGCAGTTGCAGAAATCATTGCAGACAGGCTGCTTGCATATTACAAGAATCCACGAAGAGATGTTGAGGTGGACTGGAGAGGCAACCCTGCAATGCTCCTGGGAGACAGAATAACAGTGACAGATAAGCTGGAGCAGAATGATTACTTTGTAATTAAGCAGGAGCTGGAATTTAGCGGTGCATTGAATGCAAAATTAAGCGGAAGGAAGGTGTAACTATGTTTGAAACACCTAAGACAGATTGGACATATAATAATGTACCTACCAAAGATGATTTTAACAGAATTGAGAAAAACATTAAATATTTGCAAGAATTATTAGGATAAAGGGGTGATTAAATGCCATGGACAACACCTAAAACGGACTGGGACACCAATCCTACTAATCCGCTTCCAAGTGATTTTAATAGAATAGAAGGCAACATTGATTTTTTAAACACTGATATTGAAACAAAAAAAGGGCTTATAGTTGATGCACTGAACAGTGTCGGAATAGCTGCACTAATAGCTGATACACATGTGCAACTGGCAAGCAAAATAACCGGTGCAGAAAAAACCGGCATAAGCATAATGCCTGGCACAGCAAACCAAGCAATCCCAAAAGGTATTTATGACACCGGAGGCGGCA